ATAGACACACAAGTGAACTTCCGTATCGAAAGACCCATGATCTGCAACCGTAGCACCCAATCGACGAGAAAGACCCTCAAACGCACACCGCGCGAAAAACTCCGCCATGAAGTTATTCCAGTGTACTGTGAATGGATTCCCAGTCGTGCCACCGACTTCTTTTCGCAAAACATAGTCACCAAGGATCATGTTGCAACTCATGCAATTTCTAAGAATGAAGTGTCTGAGAGCTTTAAACTCATCAAACATTGCACCTTCGTAATAAGCATCAGTCACATCAATAACTCCCTGGGCAACCTGCTTATTTGACATGGAGTCAAAGTAAGAATAATCCGCCATACTCCCTACGCGGAAATTTCTTGCCTTCAGACCCCGCATCCGCAAATCAAAGTCATCCGAATCAACATTGATGCCCACACATGAAGCGTTCCCTTTATCGTACCTATCCGACTCCATCCAGGAACCAAACATCATGCGGGCAACAATTGTCAATGCCACTGGTGTGTACATGATGAGACGTGGAGAATCAATCTTCGCCTTCCTTCGAAGTTCATCCTTCAGTCCCAACACATACGCCAACCAGGGTTCGGGCCTTCCTTCCCGAAAATTCAACAAATCCGTAACCATGTCCATCAACTCCGGAGATTTGATGGACAAAGTCCCATCCTCTGCTTGGTTAAAAAGGAAAGCGCGCCCGCTTTCACCTTTTGGGCGAAGGGCATCCAATGGAAACCCAGGTGTCTTGTCCAGAGACAACCTCTTCATTTCGCCATAACCATTCAAAGCCTCATGGAGCGTATACAGTCTTGGGGGGGTGTTCTTCCGCCGCAAGACTGCATTCGCCTTCATCTCCGCAATCACAGCATTTGCAACCTCATCTGGAAATGGTCTCGTTTTCTCACCCTGGGGGGCGATAGACGTGACCGCTTTACAGAGCAGGTTAAAAGTACTGTACTTGCCTTGTCCGTTGAGAATCGCGGGTGCGTGGGTAACTCCTTGCACAAGTGGGTGGTTCATTTTCGCCAACAATGTCTTCTTAATCTGTGATTTAGAAACCAACCCTCTTGGTACCAGGAGTTTCCCAACGACCTTGATCTCCTCGGGCAAATCCAACTTCTCCTCAGGGGCCACCATGCCAGGCAGTCCCTTCTGTGCAACAAAACTCTCCTCATATCCCTCCTTGAATAGAGGTAGAGCAAGTCCACAAGAATCCATTCCACGGGTACGCCGACCAACGTGGAATCCCAACACAAGCATCTTGCCATCACCATAAAACGCCACAATCAGAGCACCACAATCCCCAGGGGTCGTGTTGCCAGGATACGTGTAGCTAAATGGAACAGCCAAATCCTTTGTCGTAGAATGTGCCGAATACCGATACAAGCCCTGTTCGGTATTAAACCAAGGAAAGAACTCCACTGCACTCTCCACTGGTGCCGGTTGCTTCATCATGCACACTGCCACAATCCCTCCAATTCGCACGGGATCATGGACAGAGGGCAATGCTGAAACAAGCGGAAACACATACTGCGACGGCAACGACATCTCAACAAAGTCAATGTAAACTCCCTTCACACTTGACTCATACTCCTTCACAGCCTTCTTTGTGTAGCGGAACGTCACACTCGTCATGTTCCACATACGCATAGTAATCTGGACCCCCTCCATAAGGGGTCCATGTGGTGTCTGAAAGAAATGCCTGGGAACCCATAGCCGTGAGCCCCCAGGTGAGAAAGCAAAAATCGTTCCATCCATCCGCGTCAACTGCACCTCATTCTTCCTCAACTTCGCCAACCCATCGTCGATATTCTGCTTTATCGACGAACTCTCAATCTCAGCCTCAGTGTGTGCCAACATCTGCGCGGCAAACTCCTCCTTCTCGTCCTCCTGTGGCTCCTTCAGTTGCCTGAAGTGCCGCTTTGGCTTCCTCGACCGCGCCAACTGCTTCGATGTCTTCACAGAACTGATCT